GAACCCATACAGTGGACTAGTTGACCTATTTGAGAAGAAAGGTGTACTAGTGCAACAAGGAAACAGACTGAAATACATTGATAAAGCAGGTAAAGAACATATCGACTTTAGAAAACAATGGATCGGTGATAAATTAGATATGCTAATGGCAGACTTCGAAGAAGAAACAGACTTCGCTGACAAAGAAGACACTGATGCTCCTATCGAAGTTGATGTAGCACCTAAAACAAAAACTAAAAAAGAAAAATAATGATAGACTTTGATCACGCCGATATTGAACGATTGTGGAACTCCATTATACATTATATTCCTGAAAGACAGAAATTAGACTGTGCTATTGATTTCATTAAAAGCCTAGAAGATATAGGAGTGGAGCATGATGTACTCAGAGGATCTGCAGAGCTTGATCCAAAACTAGAGGAAGCCGTTAATACTGTGTTTGAGGAAGAAGATTCCGATGACATGGGCTACGGCGATGCTGATGAATGATAAACTGGTACAACGAAGTTAGCAGGAACCTAGACAAGATACCAGACTGTGTAGCATACTTTGATAAGGAATTACTAGAAGCCAAAAAGCAGTGCAAGATATACGGTAATCTGGAAAGAGCTAGTGCATCATTACCTGGAATAGTCGAAGAAAGATTCAGTCAACTACAACAATTAGAAGCAATACTAGAATATCTAAACATAGAATTACGAAGGTTAAGATCAAAGACCTTCAGAAAATACCTAGAAAATTATAACAGAGCGTTATCAAGTAGAGATGCAGAGAAGTATGTGGACGGTGAAGACGATGTCGTTGACATGGATAAAATTATAAATGACTTTGCATTGATAAGGAATCAATGGTTAGGCATCACCAAAGGTTTAGATCAAAAACAATGGCAGATAACAAACATTGTTAAATTGAGAGTAGCAGGAATGGAAGATGCCGATATCAAATAATAGAATAATACTCACAGATGTAGACGGTGTGCTGTTGGAATGGGAATACCATTTCACAAAATGGATGTTACAAAAAACACTGTTTGATGAGAGAGGTGCAAGATATCACCCTTATAGACTACTACCAGACAAACAAAACACATATTGGATGGAAGAAAGATTTGGATTAACAAAAAACGAAATAAGAATATGTATAAGAGAGTTTAATAGGAGTGCATGGATGGGCACACAGCGTCCAATGTTGGAATCACAGACATGGGTAAAACTGTTAGCGGCAGAGGGTTGGACATTCATACCAATAACATCTCAAACATCAGACATACCGGCACAGGAATTACGTAAACGAAGATTGGGCGAACTGTTTGGTGATCATGTGTTCACAAATTACCATATACTGGGCACAGGAGCAGACAAAGACAGTGCATTAGCGGAGTTCCACAATACCGGACTGTATTGGGTCGAGGACAAGCCTGCCAACGCTGTAGCCGGGCTCAAATACGGTTTAAAGCCTATATTAATGAGCCAACCATATAATCAAGACTTTAATCATCCTGACATTATCCGTGTAAGTAATTGGAAAGACATACACCAAATAGTCTCAGGAAGAAAATGAAAATTTACGTAGGGCATGACAGCAGAGAAGATATAGCATACCAAGTGTGTGAGCATAGTATCAAGCGTAGAGATGCATCAGCAGAAGTTATTCCCCTAAAGCAAAAACAGATGCGAGATCAAGGACTTTACACTAGGCCAGTGGACAAGTTGGCATCAACTGAATTCACGTTCACTAGATTCTTCGTGCCTTACATGAATGATTTCAAAGGGTGGGCAGTGTTCTGTGACTGTGATTTCCTTTGGAAGATACCAAGCCACGAGCTCGTGAAATATTGTGATAACTCGAAAGCAGTTGTTGTAGTACAACACGACTACACTCCAAAAGAGACAACAAAAATGGATGGACAGGTGCAAACATCATATCCCAGGAAGAACTGGTCAAGCATGGTTTTGTGGAACTGTGAACATCCAAAAAACAAAATATTAACACCAGAACTTCTCAATGAAGAATCACCAAAGTTCCTGCACAGGTTCAGTTGGCTAGATGATAACGAAATAGGATCATTACCTTTAGAATATAATTGGTTAGTAGGTTGGTACAAAGAACCAAGAAACGGCACACCAAAAATATTACACTACACAGAAGGTGGCCCATGGTTTGATGGTTACCGAGATTGTGAGTATAGCGATGACTGGAAAAAAGAACTTATAAATTTATTCAGTTCGTGATTCAATAAAGTTTTTTAATGCTGTAACATCTCCGAGCATATGTCTAGATCTTACCTTTGTCCAAACAAATTCATCTCTTTGAGCGATATTTAAATTTTTTCGTATCTGTTTGCCAGCATCATCGTCTAGTATTTTTTTCGTTTTGAATTCTACTGTGGGTATGTACATGCACCTGTTTAGTTTCCGTGCAACTTTTTGTGTGTAAGAATCAACATGCCAGTGCCAAAAGAAAACCGGAGCAAGGTAACCTAATGTGTTTGTCCAATTTTTATGAACAGCAAAATGTGCCGCAGGTAATTTTTCATCTGGCCACAGCATAGGTTCATTGCCTAAATGTTTGTTTTTTGGTTTGCCATCAGAAGGTACAACCATTAATATCTTGTCATCGTACCTGTTAATTTCGTCTGTAATCAGTTGATCCCAGTCCTTTGTTTTTACTTGCACATCATCACCCATTAGCATTACTACGTCATGTGATGCTTTATCGCACATTAAATTCCAACTGTAACAAGTTGATTGATTTGGCCCAACTGTATAATGTTTTTCGTCTAACAAGTCTTTGTATTCTTCTAATTTCTCATCATCTTCGTTGAGGTAAAACAAAAATTCTGTGTCTCCTTTTTGTGTACTGATAGCGGTATCTACAAGTCTTTTAGCAAGTTTTGGCCTGCCCCTAGATGGGCAACAAAACGATATCATATCAATTTATTCTTCCAGGTGTCTGGTGTTTTATCGTTTACAATTTCTAAAGGCAAATGGTATTGAAACTTCTTTGTTCCTCTAGTCCTGATATACTCGGCAGTTTTTTGCACCGATTGTCTTACATTTGTAGACGTTTTATAACCTAATAACTTTCTTGCTTTGTCTGATGAACAAACTGCGATCTTGACTTCTTGTGGTCTATCCTTATGATATAACACATCTAAATTTAGTCCTGTTTCGTTGGCACACATTTCGGCTAAATCATTGATTGTGCAAGATTCCTCATCAGGGCCAATGTTGACAACTTCCCCAACTACGTCTTCTTGAAAAGCAAGAGCGTTTAGACAATACAAACAGTCATCAATGTAACTAAAACATCTCTGTTGCTCGCCGTCGCCGTATATGATAGGTTGTTTTCCTTGTAACATTCTGTTAAGCATAATGGACATAACGTTCCTAAATGGATCGTCATACTTCTGTCTTGGGCCAACTATGTTGTGTGGAACAGCAATCACATACTCAACTCCGTGTGTTTCACATAAATTTTTTAGAACATCCTCACCGGCTTTTTTAGCAATACCATATGGATCTTGAGGACGGCATTCGTAATCTTCTCTGTATGGCATTTTATCATGATGGCCATATCTTGCCATGCTTGAACAGTACACTATACGTTTTACGTTGTTTCTTATTGCCGCTGTAATAGTTGTAACTGACGCTTCAAATATATTCCTTGTGACAAGCACAGGAGAAAAAACAGACAGTCCTTCGTAAGCAGTGGCGGCGGTGTGATACACAATGTCACAGCCTTCCATTGCTTTGGTTAAGTTTTCTAAATCACAACAATCTACCTGATGAAACTCTACACCTTGTGGCACATTATCTGCATACCCGCCGATCATGTTGTCATTGCCAGCAACTTTATGGCCTTGGGCGATCATTAAGTCTGCTAGGTGTGAACCTAAAAAACCTGCGACGCCTGTTATAAAAATTTTCATTCAGAGTATTTAATTTCAGTTATGCACGGTAGAAAACTTTGTCCGGCCAGTGTTCCATGAGCACCTTGAATCCTAACGAACTTATGTATTTTTCAATTTCAACATTACTACTACCGTATTTTTTTGTATTGTTGTTTAATTCTATCATTAGATAATCAATGCCCTCTAAGGTTTTTGTTGCACCTTTAAGTACTTCCATTTCATATCCTTCTACATCAATCTTTATCATGTCTACATCTAGATAATTCATATGGTCCAAAGTAGTCATCCTTATGCTACCTTGTTTGTCTATCCTTTTTGCCTGGGTGAAGTCATCATCGGTCAACGAAATATTTTTTATTTCTGATCCAACTGCTTCCATTCTCGGATCACAATTAATAGTACAATTACGTTGTAAACATGTAAAATGTGTTTGGTCAGGCTCAAATGCAATCACTTTCCTAGCATAAGGCTCGATTGCTTTTGCCCATGTACCGCACCATGCACCTACATCTATTACAGTTTTCATTTTTTTACTCTGTATTTGACAGTACTTTAAAAATTTGTTCAAACATTTATTTTGAGTAAAAGGTTTGCCAGACTTCCATTCTTCTATGTGTATGTCGTTGCTAGGAACCCAAAAATTGTTTACCTTTTCTATATTCATAGTATTCCTTTGTCCATCAATATCTCTACTGCTGTACCGTTTTCAATCTCTTCTGGTGTGAACTGTTGATAGGCCAAACTATATAACCAAGGCTCCGGGCCACCGTAGTAGGGATTTTCAATGTCTGACAGTTCAACATTCCCCACGTCAACTGCAAAACTTTTGTCATCACAAAACACAGGTATACCTTCACATATTGCCTCCACTGCCGCGATAGAACAACTGGTGACAACACACCAAGCCTCCTTGAGGTCCTCGGATAGGGGTACCTTTGCCTCACTCGGTCCTGACGTACCCCTGCCCCTAGGCTTGTGTCGAAGTCTGATTGGTCTGTCTGTGTATCTCTTGATCTGTTCTACAGTCTCGTTTGTCCAATTAGGTCTGTCCAAGTAACTGTGTATTCCTGCACTGCTAGGACACACTAAAACATATTTGCCGGCGAAGTTTGGTGCCTTTATGTTCATTCCAAACTTTTCAAATCTATCTGACTTGCATCCTTTGATGTACGGCACGTGTATAGCATTCTTACATATTCGCCAGTAGTGATTATCTGGTTTTAGATTTGTGTTGTCAAACCTGCCAAAATATGGAGTGTCAGTGAACCAGTAGTTGTGATTACGTGCTTCTAGTTTCTTGACCATTTCCCTGTTGTTGCCAACGAATCCCCAGAACATTGAATTGGGGACTGGATCTGTTTCTACTGCGTTGTTTAACTTTGTAATCTGATCAGGCCAGGACTTGTCAACCCCATTGAAAACTTCCCAGGCCTTGCTATTTGGATTATTAGTTGGTGAGTAAATTGTTAACATTTATAAATTCGTGTAATTGTTTAGCCCATTGCTTATGACCTTCTTCGTTAGGATGTGGATCATTTGGTTTGCACTGCTGATTGTTTGCAACTGTGTAATCCAAATGACTAGTTTCTGGTTTGAAAAATCTTTCTTTTTTAATTTTATCAAATAGTAATTGTATATCTGGATTTTCTATTTTGTTATCTGACAGTGTATTGTAAAACACATAAGGAAATTTTTTATTTTCAAAATAGTCTTGTAGATCTAATAGGCCTAATATAGATTCAACTTGTGTCATTTGGTCTAGGTCTGCCCCTAGACTGAAAAGATATTTTACAAAACTAGTTGTGTGTTTGTCTCTGTTTGGATCCCATGTTTTCCAAGTTGTCTTCATTGTAGGAAATTTGTGTGCCTTGTACCCATCAGATGTTGGGTAGTCGAACCTATTTCCGCCACTAGATCCAATAAGGAAAAAACATTTTTCCGCAAGGTCTGGAAATTTCTCACACCAAACTCTAGTGGTCCACATCAATCTTTTCGACCCTCTTCCGCCATTGGCTAAATTTACTTCAACGGCATAGTCTAAAAGTTTCGCCAATTCGAGACCACAGTGGGTGTTCACATTGTCTTTAGGTCTGTATGTTAGGAACGAACATCCATTAATGAATAGTTTGGTAGGCATAGCTCAATAATTATAGTATAATTATAGGCAAATAGCAACATGAAGAACATAGATTCAATCAAATACTTCCTGGATAAATGGGAAACTGTGGACACCAGTTACGATTACACAGTACCGTATCACAAAGATGTTGATGCACATTTCACAAGTTTACCAACATTTGTTGCTGAATTTCATGATTGTAGAGTTCATAGTTGTCCACTACTTGCGACCATGCACAACAAACTAATTACCAGTTACATCTGGGGACTAACTCATAAAAGTAAATTTAAACCTCAGAAGGCACACGGTCTGTGGAGTGATTGGGGTGACAATGTAGATGTTGATCTACCACGGGTCAGCAATCACTTCCATGAGAAATATCACTATGTATGGTTACCTATAGATGAGGACAGTGTAGGCAATCCATGGCATATATGGATTGATGTAATATCAAAATTTAGATTAATAGAAAAGAGATGGTCTACAGACTTTACAAAGTATTGTTATGTGTTGGCCAATGAGAGTAAATATTTAGAAAAATGTATCAAAGAACTCTTTCCCGAAGTTAAAGTTCTTGTGATGCCAAAAAACGAAACATGGCAATTTAAACATCTATTAGTTCCAAGTGCAAGTAATTCAAAAGACGGAGTGATTACTCCGCACCTTGCTCCATGGTTAAGACATTTCAAAGGTCGTCCGGAGTTGAAAGACGTGAAGCCTCATAGAAAAATAGTTGTGCTACGTCCAGGCGCGAAAACGAGAAGGATCACAAACTCAGACGAATTATTGTTAGCATTGAAAGGATGGGAGACTGTAGACCTAGCAAAGATGACCATACGAGAACAAATGAAAACGTTTGCTGAGGCCACACACATTGTTGCGGCACACGGTGCAGGCCTAGTAAATTTATTATGGTGCACCCCGGGAACAAAAGTGATAGAAATACAAGATCCTAAAATGATACATAAGAAAGTTTATCCTGTGTTATCTCATCACTTAGGTCTGGAACATAAATTATATCTCACAGATACTGTACCTATTCCTCTAGAAAAAGATAAAAAACCAAAAGGCATAAAGAGACTGACAGATCTTATTAATTTTAAAATTGATATTGCAGACTTGATGAAACACATAGACTAATGATATACCTAAGTAAAACTTCTAGACAAGTGACTGAAAAGTACATACAGTTTGCACATGAAGGACTTCCGGGATCACAGATACTACCTTACGAACAGGTATTAGCAAAAACAGATGCAACAAAAATCTGGCTCTTTGGAATATTAAGAGGAACAAATTTAGTGTATGAATATTGCCAAAAAAATAATATAGATTTTTACTACATGGATAGACCGTATTGGGGCATCAGCAGGCAACAACCTTATTTCTTAAGGATAGTTAAAAATGACCATGTCAAAAACTTTATTGACGAACGTCCGGATGATAGATTCAAAGCAACGTTTCCGTATGACATAAAGCCTTATCACAAGAACGGTAGGAAAATATTAGTTTGTCCACCAACAAATTCTATTAGTACTTTCTTTAAGTGTGAGAACTGGCTAGAAAACACACTAACTGAATTAAGGAAATATACTGATAGAGAAATAGTTGTAAGAGAGAAACCCTATAACCCAGAAGCACAAATAGGTGCGGATGGAAAAATCCACACAGGAGAAAACAGTAACAAGACACCAAAAGAAAAAATCGACTGGAATGACCTACACGCTGTTGTAACCAACAACAGTTCTATTACAATTAAAGCATTAGCAAGTGGTGTACCTGTATTTGCTGATAGTAATAATTGTGCGTTCCCTATTGCAGGTAAGAGTCTAGCTCGTATTGAACAACCTGTATACGAAGACCCTAGACCGTTGTTTTATAGTTTAGCATATGGTCAATTTACATCAAATGAAATGAGTGATGGTACAGCATTAAGGATATTAGATGAAAGTTGAAATATTTAGAAGGACTGTGAAAGACCGGAAACAAGGAGCAAGTTTTCAACTACTACAACACATGGCCGAAGGCATAAAAGCATGTGGCGATGAACCAATAATGGTCAATGAGAAATTAACTGGTGAATGGCGACAGGACGAGATGGAACCAACCGCACCGATAGGATGTATGTTTGGCTACGGAGGGAAGAACCAACCACACCATACTAAAGGACGTAGGCGAGACCTTGTGGAACGTGCAAAGAAAAAAGGCATTTACATTATTACATTCGACGGTGGCATACTGTCTAGTTTTGGCAATACAATCACACACCCTAAACATCATTGGCGAGTAAGTTTATATTCTCCCATGAACAACGGAAACTTTTTAAGCGACAACAGTCCAAATGATCGTTGGGATATGATGAAAGACTTATGGAACATAAAGTATGAGCCATGGCGTAAGTCGGATCAAAACGATCCTATACTGTTTGGATTACAGCCTAAAGACAACTGGAGCATGGACGAACTTGATCCGATCGATTGGTTTCATGGTGTGTATGAAAAATTAAGACCTATCACTGATCGTAAATTTTTAATACGTCCACACCCAAACCATATGGCACAAATGATAAACAGAAAAGAAGAGTTTCCAGAGGACTGTGAACTGTTAGAAGGACCTGCACACTTTGTGGGAGATGAGAAAAAGTACTATAGATTCAACTTCCAAGAAGCATTAAGTAATTGCCATGCTTTTGTTACTCACAATTCTACTGCCAGTGTCGATTCCTGCGTTCGTGGAATCCCTACCTTTGTTACCTCAGATCTTGCACTTTGTTGGCCAGTAGCAAATAAAAATCTAAACAGTATAGAAACACCCGACCGTCCAGACAGGACACAATGGGTTCATGACATAGGATATAAACTGTGGAGCACCGACGAGATACGTAATGGTGTAGTGTTCAAAAGATTCAAAGAAAGGTTGGGATTGTAATGTGTGGCATATACGGTATAACTGCGGCCGATCAAAAATTTATCAATGATTACATGCATCTCTGTAAACACAGAGGCCCAGATGGAGGCCTAAAAATTGAGATTGTAAACAAAGAGTCAGGCAACGGTGTTACCTTAGGACATAATCTTTTGAGTATAATGTCAGAACCAAAAAACTCACGACAGCCGTGGAGAACTCCCAAGTATAACCACCTAGTGTACAACGGTGAAATATTTAATTATTACGAACTAAAAGAAAAGTATAAAGACTTTACAGATACAACAGGGTGTGACACAGAACTACTTGCATGGGGATTAGACAAATTTGGCCTGTCATTTATTGATGAGATAGATTCAATGCATGGCTTTGCCTACTACGAAGTCGACAAGGACAGGATTACCATAAGCAGAGATCATGCTGGTATAAAACCGTTATACTATGCTGAGATAGATAGAGGTCTTGTGTTTGGTTCTGAGGTTAAAGGCATGTTGGATGTAGTCCCGGGTGCAAGAAAGTTAGACAAACTAGCGGCAAGTTTTCAAAGTAGAACAGGATGCAATCCATTACGCAATTCTATATTCTCAGGTATTAAACAACTACTGCCTGGAGAAACATTAGTATACTGTTTGAAAGATAAAAAATTTATTGATAGTAAAAGAATCTATATAATCCCTAACAGTAATAATAAATTTAAGCCAAAAGAATTTAGAAAACAAATAAGCGACACTGTAAAACGATGTGCTATTGGACAAAGAAAAATAGGTGTATTCTTAAGTGGAGGTTTAGACTCGAGTGTTGTAGCATATGAACTTGGCCAGGTTCAAGACATCAATACATTTACAAATCGTATACACCCAGAAGTAACAGCAGATGAAGACTACAACAGCGATGCCAATGCGGCAAAAGTTTTAGCAGACAGAGAAGGATACACACACCACGAGGTAGTAATTACACCAAGAGAATATATGACAGCATGGGATCAATCCATTTATTACATGGAACAAGTTAACTTTAATCCTAGTATGGCAATGTATTGTCATACAAATAAATTTATGGCAGACAAAGATATAGTTGTTACAATGGCAGGCGATATGGGTGATGAATTATTAGGCGGATACCCAAAATATCAAAAAATGTTTTATGGTGTACTTCCTAAAACTTGGAGAGAGTTACTCACTTTATGGTTACAACGTTTGAAAAGACCTAAGAGTTTTGCAAAAGATATTGTTGCAGACGAACAACTACTAGACGAACTAGAGCGTTGCTATTCAGACAAGTTGTGGAATCCAGATGATCCTGTTGGCTCATATATGGCTTTAGACTGTGTCACACAATGTCCTGCAGAATTTTTTAGCAGAAACGATACATATGGAATGGCATACAGCATGGAAGGACGTTTTCCATTGGCAAGTAAAACGTTTATGCAATACTGTTTGAATATTCATACAAAATACAAACTGAATCAATCAGAAACTAAAATTATGATAAGATCAGCATACAACGAAATATTACCAAATGACATCATTCATAAACCAAAAACAGGCTGGACTGTTCCTGTAGGCTTATGGCTTACAAATAAAATGGACAAAGACCTTGAGGACTTTTATACCAAAGAGTTAGGACACGAAAAATTGAAAACAGTGACTTCTAGCCAAAAATCTGCTAAAATGCTTATACCAGATTTGATATTGAAACATTGGAAAGAAACATACAAGGTAACAGATGCATCATAGAATAAACGTTTTACGTAACCAATATAACAACTGTCCTACCTTGATATTAAGTTTTCCTCGTTGCGGTCGTACATGGATGAAACATTTTTTTGCACACTATATTGCTAGACAATGGAACGTTGCGTTTAGCAAATGGGTGGATAGGCCTCGGCCTGGAATGCCTGGCATACCTAAAATATTATTTAGACATGACTTCATGAGCATGACCGGACACATACCATGGGACGAATATTTTAATATGCAGGACAGCAAACAATTTTATTTCGAACCTGAAATGAAATTACAAAACATTGTATATCTTGTGAGAGATCCGCTTGATGTGTTGTTCAGTTATTGGCCTTATTTGCAAAGCATACCATACAAAGAGTTTACTTGTCCACAACACACAGACATAATAGATTTTGCAAAAAACAAACAATGGGGACTAGATATCATTATAAACTTCATGAACTTACAACTGGATCACATGGCTCAACACCAAGGTCGAAAGTTGTTTATCAAGTATGAAGACCTAAAAAAAGAAGATAGTGCTTGGGAAAAACTTTTAACATTTGTGTTCAAAAATTGCGATAAAGATTCATTCGCATATGCAAAAGAACAAACTACTTGGGAAAAAATGAAAGAAAAAAATAACAAAGAAGCACCAGACGAATTAAAATTTTATAGAAGGGGCGGATCAAACTACATCGCTGATTTACCAAAAGAACAACAAGATGTTTTATTGAACTGGCCAGGACTGCAAGATTTAAATAAGAGAATAAATGAAAATTAAAGTTATCACATCATACAAGCCTGGCTGTTGGGAACAGTACGGCAAAAAAGGTATCGAGTCCATGGCTGAACAATTTCCAAAAGAAGTTGATATAGTTGTGTACGCAGAAGAACCTAAACCTGAATGCAAGTATGACAGAATACAATGGATAGACCTTAATACTGCAGAGCCAGAATTATTCAAATTTAAGAACAAACACAAAAACGATCCTGTTGCAAACGGAGAGTTAGAAGAAATCGAAGGTGGCGTTAGACGTCCGGCGGAACTACAAATCAAAGGTGGCAACGACAAAAATAAAGGATCATTCCTCTGGGCCGCTGTGAGATTTGCTAACAAAGTATTCTGTGTTGTGAATGCTGTGCGTAATTCAAAAGAGTATGACTATGTGGTGTGGATTGACGGAGACACATTTTCGTTTAGGCCCGCCCCTATGGACTTCTTTGAAAAATTACTACCACAAGACACAATGTTGACATACCTAGGTCGAGAAAATCCAAACCTCAACGACGGTGGCAAATATCCAGAATGTGGATTCGTTGGATACAATATGAAACATCCTGAGATACAAAACTTTGTAAATGACTGGGAAAAACTTTATGTTACAGACGAGGTGTTTAAATTGTTGGAATGGCACGACTCGTATGTGTTTTGGCATTTGTCAAAAATATACAGAAAAGAAAAAAACATACAAGTAAACGATATAGGTTACTGGAAAGGTGTAAAAGGACACCATGTGTTTGTTAATAGTGAACTTGGTGATTACATGGACCACATGAAAGGCAAACGTAAGAAAATCGGAACGTCAGCACGAAATGATTTGCGTAAAGAGCCTACAGTAGATTACTGGAAGAAAGTACCACCGTCATTATGAGGATAGAAGCATGGCCAGAGCATGGCCCACAAAACAGTAAACCGATCTTTAAAAAATTTATAGAATCAATCCAAAAGACTGGAGATAACGTAATCATTAATAAAGAGACCAACGGAGACGTAGCAGTAATATGGAGTGTACTTTGGAAGGGTCGGATGCAGAATTACAAAAGTGTCTGGGATAGATATAGGAGTCAAGGTAAGCCTGTAATTGTTCTGGAAGTAGGAGGACTACGTAGGAACCTCAGTTTCAAGATAGGAATCAATGGGATTAATAGAGATGCAGATTTTGCCAATCAGGGGTTTGACAATAAACGGTGGCCGTTGTTCAAACACGAGCTACGACCATGGAATCCCACCGGTGACCTTATAGTGATTTGCGGACAGCACGATGCATCCGAACAGTGGAAAGGACTTCCAAGGATGTCACAGTGGATAGAAGAACAGATAACGGAAATACGAAAATACACTACAAGACCTATTTTAGTAAGGCCACATCCTCGTAACACGATATCATTTGTAGAGGACAAATTTAAAAATGTTAAAGTAAGATTGCCCAAAAGAGATTTCAGGACATACGATGACACAGATTTCAAAGCAACACTTGAGAGGACCTGGGCAGTAATAAATCATTCCAGCAACCCGGCCATGGAGGCAGTGATCAAGGGCATACCTGTGTTCGTATCTGAATCCAGCCTATGCCACGATGTGGGTAACATAAAATTAACAGATATAAACACACCGGCCATGCCCAATAGACTGACCTGGGCAGACAAACTGGCATACACAGAATGGTTTGAAGACGAGATAGAGCAGGGACTGCCATGGAAGAGAATTAAAAAGAGACTGGAGGAGAAATATCTATAATGCAAACTATTAACATCGGCAAGAAGGAAATTGAACCCATCAAATGGAAACCCTATGAGGGAGAAGAAGTTTGCATAAACATGACTATCAGGAAAGGCGAACGCATACGAGATATGAAATTTTTCGAGGATACGGTCAAAGCAGTTCCTCGAGGTAATGCTTACTGCATAGGTAATGGTCCTTCCCGTAAAGATTTTAATCTCAACAAACTTAAAGCGACAGGACAGACATATGGTTGTAATGCATTGTACAGAGACTTTATGCCCGACTTCATATTCTCCGTAGATACCAAGATGACAATGAAGATGGTGGAGGACACAGTTGGGTTGAAGACCGTACACTATGGGCCGGCGCTGGAAGTGAACAGGAAACAGAGCAAGGGCATGATAAACTTAATACCCAATAACCCACACTGGATATCAGGCAACGCGGCGTTCTGGACAGCAGGTGTACACGGACACAAAAACATATACCTGATAGGTTATGACTTTAGAGAATACGGCAAGGGAGAACTGAATAACATATACCAAGGCACGGAAAACTATGGTGAACGTAATGATGACAAGATATTCGAGGGGTGGTTAAAACATTTCCGAGACATGCTGAAAATGAGGCCTTATGTGAACTACACCGTAGTACATGACGATCCTCCGGAGTATATGAACTACCTGCAGACAGGCACTGATCATGGGAATTCTAAAATCATAACTTACAAAGAATTTGAAGATACTGTGTTAGCCAGTTCTTGATAGATCCAAGCCGGCACTTTTAAACTTATTTCTGAACGAATAAAAGTTTTTGTTATGGTTGCTGTAAGGATCTTTTAATACGGTCATCTGGTATAGATGTACCATCTCGTGTGCTAAGGTATCAATAAAATCTTTGAACGTTGGATACCTTGTGTGTAATTCTATGGCAAAGGTCACTTCTGTTTTGTCATAAGGAATAATACTTTGGTCGTATGTTCCTTTCCTGCATTTCCTGTTATCCCAGTGTGCCCAGCATCTGCCCCAGTCGTCTGTCATCCTTATAAGATGTAACGGCACAGTAGGCAACTTGTTTTCAAACAATCCTTGGTTGAGATGCTTGAACCAAGACGCCATCAAAGATTGTGAGGGCCTAAATCCTCGGATATTTTTTCTTTTAGTCAGAGTATTTTCCAATCTGATCTTCAATTGTTTCCGGGCTGTAACTGTTTTTTTACTTGTTTTTTTCATGGTTGACTACATTACCAATTGTGCTATAATATACTAATAATTATCTAAATTACCAGGTATAAAAATGCACACAGATTTACCAAAAACAATTAACGAAGCACTTAAAATACTAGCATATAATGATTATTTTTGGACAGATCCCCTATCGACGCAAAAGACCCATATCAAACCACACCCAAAGGATTACGAGACAGTGAGATCACTGGCAGAATCACAGTATGCATGGACTGAAAAACAGGCCAGACTAGCACTGGTAATTCTAAAAAGATACCTGACCAAATTCCAAGCACACGGCATGGACATCAAGAAGTTATTGGACAGGCCTGTGTATGATGACGACTTCCGGGTAATCAGTTTTGACAAGGTCATAGAGAAGTACACAGATGAGGATAATGTTGACAGGATAGAAATGAGATTCCCTTACAACAAGAAAGTGATACAACTGATACGTTGCATGAAAGACAAACGTGACTTGCCTGGAATGTATGCACTGTATGACGGTGAGAAAAAGAAGTGGACTTTCCAACACAGTGACGTCACTGCCTACTACCTAACATTGATTGCTGTGAGATATGATTTTAAATTCATGGACGAAAGTCTACTTGACGATTACGAAGGGATAAAAAAACAAATTATGGGACATCGTAAACCCTCAGCAAGGTTGATAGCAGGTGAGGTTGTGTTAGATAATGCTCCTGACTCACTACAGGAATATTGGAATGAGAATATTAAAAACAAAACAGCACTGGCACAAGTGGACTCGTTGAAGAACTTCAACATATCAACCAAAGGGATCAATGTGCCAGCGGAGACCATGATAGGTCACAAGATAGCACATAACAATTACCACAAGTTATGGATTGACTCCAAAGGATTCAGCAAGAACGAGGTGGTAAAGGGTCTTATTGAATTAGACTGTTTCCCGTTGGTAATGCCGGTAAGTGGTGACATACACATGGAGGATGACGTCAAAGAATTCTGGGAATGGATGAATGCGTTCAAGACCCATGGTATCGACCTATTAAATGAATGCAGTTGGGGATTCGATGTCAAAGAACCCATCTACAAGAAGGATCTAGAACGTTTCAACAGTGAGAGGACCTATCTTTTAGACAACCAAAAATCAAAAGAGTTCTTTGAGAACCTATACGAGTTACATCAGATGAGCAAACAGTTCAAATTGATCAACAAACAAACAAAAATTATATTTGTTAGGAACAGAATACCAAGGGCATTGATAAAGAGCAAAGTAAAACCAAAAACATCGTTGGTCGCATTGGGCGGTGGTTATTATGCTACTGGCACAGATAACCTGAAAAGAATGCTTGAAAATCTTCCAAAAAAGTTGTATTATAGTGATCACCAACCAAGTAATTGGGATTGGCATGATCACGTTATAGTAAAACTTTAAATATGAGCAGTTGTAAATTAGTAATAAAAGATGAAGTAAATGTAAAGTTTGAGAACCTAAGTCTCGAATGGCGCAAGAGATTATCAAACAAATTCAAATACGAGATACCATATGCAAGACATCTGCCAGCAGTCAAGTTAGGTAGATGGGATGGCAAAGTAAGTTTCTTCGGACTCGGAGGAACCACATATCTAAACCTAGTTGACCAAATACTTCCCATACTAGACGAGGGCGGTGTGTACATAGATGTTGAGGATAAAAGAGAGCAACACAACTTTGAATTCAAACAAGTAGACAAAAATTATCTATCACACATAATGTGGCCAGAAAATCATCCAGCGGCAGGCCAGCCAATAGTGTTGAGAGACTATCAAGTGGAAACAATTAACAAGTTCATAGAACATCCACAAAGCATACAAGAGATAGCCACTGGAGCAGGCAAGACAATCATTACAGCGGCATTATGCCAACTTGTTGAACCGTATGGTCGTACACTGACCATTGTTCCAAACAAGAGTCTTGTGACACAGACAGAAGAGGACTTCCTTGCTTGTAACTTAGATGTTGGTGTGTACTACGGTGACAGGAAAGAACTGGGCAGGTTCAACACGATAGCAACATGGCAATCACTAAATGTGTTAGAAAAAAAAAGCAAGGACGAACACACAACAGATTTCTTGGAAGCAATACAAGGTATCAACACTGTGATAATCGATGAGGTGCACATGGCCAAAGCGGATGTACTGAAAAGATTACTAACAGGACCATTTGCACATTGTGGCATACGTTGGGGACTAACCGGTACTGTACCAAAAGCGGATTATGAATTCATGGGTTTGAAATGTAGCATAGGTGATGTATCAAATAGAATACAGGCAAGCGAATTGCAAGACAAGGGTGTGTTGGCAAACTGTCATGTGAATGTTCTGCAGACACAGGATCATCCACAGTTCAAAACATATGCAGAAGAACTCAAATGGCTAACTACGGATAAAGTCAGAATGAAATGGGTGGCTAGCACCATCAAAGATATATCCTCATCAGGAAACACATTAATACTTGTAGACAGAATATCTGCAGGTGAAATACTACAAGAGCAACTAGAAGATTCAGTTTTCGTATCTGGATCAACTAAAAACACAGACAGAAAGGAACAATACGATGAAGTGTCTACAGCGACAAATAAAATTATTATTGCCACATATGGAGTGGCTAGTGTTGGTATCAATATTCCTAGGATATTCAATCTTGTTCTTATTGAACCTGGTAAGTCTTTTGTAAGGGTCATACAGAGCATAGGAAGAGGTATTCGTAAAGCAGAAGACAAGGATAATGTACAAATTTGGGATATTACTAGTAGTTGCAAGTTTGCGAAAAGACACCTGGGAGCAAGGAAAAAGTTTTACAAAGAGGCCAATTACCCGTATAATATAGAAAAGATAAATTATGAAAATCCTTACACTTGATAACAGAACGTACAAATTAGAAAAGATCCCTGAATGGGTAGATGAGAATCTTAGATTCGCAGTGCTGGATAATTCTAATCCGGAGGAACCAGACTTCTTTTACATACCTTTGATATTCCTTGAGAGCTTCAATGCTCCAGCGGCAGTATTAGAAATAGGACCGTATAAGATAAAGATGCCACTAGACTGGAAAATGTTGATTGGAGAAGCAGGACAACAAGAAATGCATGTATTACCAATCACAAGTTTGAACGACCGTGGTTTTGATGCTTTCACATTCAACCCTCTATCAAGTCCTAAACCAGACTTTTATCCAATAGATATTGTAGACATCTACACAGAAGTGAAATGGTACTTTCCAAAGATTAAATCAGGACAGATGTTGGCCGTTCCATTGAGCAATGGAAAAAATCCTATGTGTGCCTACTTCGTCAAAGACATTTCGAGACAATGCGAACAGGTGGACTATGGATCAGTCTGGTAGGAAATCAATTACAATCGACGCACCGGTCATAATAACCAACAACAAGATTGCTGTGTGGTTGGATGAGAACTGGATGCACAAGTTCTTTGATTTTATTAAGAACAACAAATTCCAATTTTCAGGTTTACAACACAAACACAATAAAATAAAATTAACATTTGTAACAGCAAAAGAATGCACAATGTTTGCACTAAAATATGCCAGTAGAAAAAAATAGAAAATTTTTTGATTTAAGGAACGGATTAAAAGCCGTTGACTTCAGAAACAAAGATTACTTTGACAGGATAGATGATAAAGAGAAATCATTATACTCTCCCTATATGCTGATGAGATACGTTTCCAACGTGTCGTCAAAGGATCCGTTCTACATAGAACACTACATAGAGATGGTCAACGAGTGTGTGAACAAGCACTGTTTCACCCTAGGCAAGCATAAGAAACTTTTATGGATACTGACTGCTATGTGTGGTGCGGAGACACAACAGTTCCATCAATGGATCAAACCCATGAAGCGTGTACCAAACAAGAGTCTAAAGAAATTACAACAGATATATCCAACATGGAAGGAAGCAGATCTAGAGACACTGGACAAAGTGATTACAGATAGAGAACTAGAGGATTTACTAGAAGCACATGGCATCGACAAATAAATGCACATACTGTGGCAAGGAGTTTGCAAAGGAAAGAACTTTGCAAGTACACCTATGCGAACCTAAGAGAAGGTATCTACAAAAAGATGAGAAATGGGTAGTAAATGCATTCATGGTGTTCCAAAGATTCTATCAGATACACCAACACAACTCAAAAACAAAAACATATGACGACTTCGTAAAAAGTTCTTATTACAACGCATTCGTTAAGTTTGGTAGATTTATAATGCATGTGAATCCGTTGTATCCAGAGAAGTACATCGAGTTTGTGTTGAGATCAAAAATAAAACTAGACCACTGGGCCAGAGATGATCTTTACGAAACATATTTGATCGAAGCATTGAAGTCGGAACCCGTTGAGGCCGCACTACAGAGGAGTATTGCAACAATGATGGACTGGGCAACAGAACAAAACGCACAATGGAGTGACTACTTCCGATTGGTCAACACCAACAGGGCAGTGCAACACATACAACAGGGAAAGATAAGTCCGTGGCTATTGTTAGGTTGCGGTGCAGGCAAAAGGATGTTAAAATCATTTAACGACGAACAATTACAAATGATTGAAAAATTTATTAATACTAGTTTCTGGCCTAGCAAATTAAAGAGCTATCCTGCTGATCACATGCTAGTACAGGACACAGCAAAGGAGGCCAAGATTGTCTAAGATCGATTTAGAAGTGTCTGACAACTTACAATTTGATGATGGTGACTGTGCCGTGATAATCAAAGAGGATGGATCCATAGGAAGAGTAGTCATGCCAGATGTGAATAGGAAAATGATAGCATCGGAAGGATACAGGAAACTGTTAGATGTTCTAGAAGTATTGCAACCAGGTGCACGTGATAAAATGATAAACTATGCCCAAAAAGGCAAAGGGAGTATGCACTAATGCCTGATGTAGACATAGACTTCTTTGACAGAGACAACACACTAAAACTTTTCAAGCACACACCTGCTTCCATGATCAAAGATGGCAAAAGCGAAAAACACAAAACAGGAGTCTACTTCCACGCTGTTCCCGAACATCCTGTAACAGGACATGCTTCACTAGATTACAAGAATGCAGAGGACAGAGGATACTTTAAAATAGATTGCCTAAATGTAAACATATACAAAGATGTTAAATCAGAACAAGAACTAGTAGAACTGATGATACAGGAACCTGACTGGGACATGTTGAAAGATCCAAAGATAGTGGAAAATCTTTTCCACCTGAATGGCCATTTCAACATAGTGTCCAAGTTGGAACCACGTACCATAGAACAACTTGCGGCTGTACTAGCAATCATCCGTCCTGCTAAACGAGGACTGATGTACAAGGACTGGACTGACATAATAAAAGAGGTATGGACCAAACCCACAGACGGCAGTTACTTCTTCAAGAAATCACATGCTGTGGCATATGCACAGGCCATAGTAGTGCAGATGAATCTGATAAGCAGTGCTAAATATAGTTTTGATGCACCATCAGAAACGTAAAAAAATAATCTCTAAAAAACGTAAGAAATCCAACACTACTTCATCATTGACATCAGAACTTGATTCTTATCAAGCAAATAATCCTTTGACCAAATATGTTGAAAGAGTTTGTGGAATTAATAGTACATCACGTACTAAAGATTAAGTAGGTCTTCTTACCAATTGGATAGTTCTTCTTTTTACCCGTTTCTTTGAAATTTCAGAAAGTTTCACTGTAGGTCCATGAACAATCTCAACATCCTTGGAGTTGAGTGTGATCAACGTTGATCGGAAATATCTAAATTCACCCTTGAGGAATATGTTGATTGGTAATTTACGATTGGACTCGTGCCACCAAGTTTCACCGCATTTCAAGAACTTCATCTTGTCCTGTGGCATCATCAATCTACCATAATCATAGAAACTGATAACGTTGACGTCCTCGTTCTGCACTATGCCCACATACTCCAGGTCTCCCTTTCTAATAAGGCTTAGGAACGGGAATTTGTCTCTCAGTGTGTTAAAAATTTCGTTCATTCTATATCTATAAATACTGTTAAATATGTATTATGCAAACAGTACAAAGGTATTTAATAAATCAGTTGGTAATAGCCTACATAAGTGGTTATCACGGGAGGAACTCAAAAGTGTACGATAGACGCCTAACATTGCACAGAGGGGTATCAAACCCAGTCTCATTCACGTTCAAGAACGAGGATCAGAAAGCACAGGACATCACTGCCAAGACCTACGAGTTCAACATGATCGATTCCGAGAGCAAGAAAGCGGTTTTGACTAAGACATTGAGCATACTGGATGACGGTTCAACAGTGAGCACAAAGGGAGACGCTAGTTGCACAATCACAGAAGGAGATCTATTACCATTGGATGCCAAGTTCTACAACTTCGCTGTGCGTGAAGTGAAGTCAGATGGTAGCAGAGAAGTCACCTATGCAGACACAGGATACGCGGCGGCGGGAACAGTTGAACTGCTAGATGGTGCATATCCAGAATTCCTACCAAGCACGAGTGTTTCAAGTTTCACAGCATCAGGAGGTCCATTAGGCTACACATCAGGATCCATAGATGCTAGGCCCGGAATAAACAACAATAAAGCATTACACACGATCGCAGTGTACACAAAAAACTTTTCAGGAGCATTGAGAGTACAGGGCACAATGAGTGCTTCACCCAGCAACGCAGATTACTTTGACATTACCATGGAAGGTGCAGGATCTACTGCAAACTCTTTTACCGACTCAACCACAGTTACCAACTTCAACTTCACGGGCGTTTACCACAGTGTGAGATTCAGTTGGGGCAACAGCACCGGGAACACTGGTGTGATTGACAAAATCCTATATAGACAGTAAAATAGTATAGATAATGAATGTTATACAGAATACAATTCTGACCAGTCTACCTGCGAACAGAAAGAAAACCCCAAGCGGCTGGATCAGTTTCAATGCACCTTGTTGTGTGTACAACGGAGAGACCGCAGACAAGAAGAAACGTGGAGGACTGATGACCAGTGCGGATGGCACAGTCAGTTATCATTGTTTCAACTGTGGCTTCAAGACCAGTTACGTGATAGGACGTAAACTGACCTACAAGATGAGGCAATTCATGGGATACATAGGCATACCCGATGACACCATACGCAAGTTGGCCATAGAGGCCATGCGTGAGGAGGAAGGTGATGTGAAATATGAGAAGAAGAAATTCGTATCATTCAAGAACAAGACCTTGCCCAAGAACGCACACAAACTGGATGTGTGGCTAGAGAAGTATGTAGGAAACGATCTCACAGAACCACAATGGAAGAAAATAGACGGCTTGTTAAAGTATTTGGAAAGTAGGGGCATGGGTGCTGACTGGTATGACTTCATGTACTCACCTGATCAGGTATGGGACGTGCATCAGAGATTGCTAATACCATTTTACTGGCGTGGTGACGTTGTTGGATTCACAGGAAGGATGTTTGAGCAATCAGACAAAGTAAAATATTACACAGACGTACAGCCAGGATATGTGTTCAATATGGATGTACAGGATTGGTCAAGAAAGTTTGTGATAGTAACAGAAGGGCCGTTTGATGCCATATCCGTTTCTGGTGTGAGCATACTGGGATCAGAGATAAATGACACACAAAGAGAGTTGATAGATGGACTTGGCAGAAAGATAATTGTGGTACCAGACAGAGATGCTCCAGGACAGAAATTGGTAGACCAAGCAACAGAATTTGGATGGAGCGTTGCTTTTCCAGAGTGGGACAAAACGGTTGGCGATGTGGCGGATGCTGTGTTAAAATATGGTAGACTGTTTACTATACAATCGATACTGAAAACAACAGAGTCCAGTAAACTAAAAATAGATTTAAAAAGAAAGATGTATGGCTGATTATAATAACAACGAACAACACCAGGCTAAGAACTATTCGTTTGATGTGCAGAAACTGTACATAGAGATGTTACTGGCCGATGCCGAATCATTTGCTAGAGCACAGAACATATTCAATCCCGCCTCGTTTGATCGTAAACTGCAACCTATTGCCAAGTTCGTCAAGGACTACATGGACGAGTACAAGGTCATGCCGGAAGTCGAAATAGTCAATGCATCACACGATATAAAATTAAAGACGGCTAAGGACCTAGACCCGAGCCACTTCAACTGGTTGCTAGATGAGTTTGAAACATTTTGTAGACATAAAGCACTTGAACAAGCAATACTATCATCTGCTGATCTATTAGAAAAAGGGGACTATGGTCCTGTTGAGGACATGGTCAAGGAAGCAGTGCAAGTTGGACTCACAAGAGATCTAGGTACAGATTACTTTGAAGACCCGAAAGGTAGACTAGAGGCACTCAAGGACAACAACGGACAGATCAGCACAGGATGGGCCAACCTAGACAAGAAACTGTTCGGAGGGTTCAACCGAGGGGAACTAAACATCTTTGCTGGAGGATCGGGTGCAGGTAAAAGTTTGTTCTTGCAGAATCTTGCAGTCAATTGGGCACAGGCCGGATTAAATGTTTGTTACATATCTTTTGAATTGAGTGAACAACTTACTGCCATGAGACTGGATGCCATGATGACAAACATTCCAACAAGGAAAGTATTTCCTGAAATAGATAATGTAGAAATGAAAGTCAAAATGTTGAAGAAGAAGTCAGGTAACTTGCAGATCAAATACTTGCCAAGTGGTAGTAATGTGCTAGATGTAAGAACATATCTCAAAGAACTTGAACTTAAGAACAAGAAAAAAATAGACTGCATACTGATTGACTACTTGGATCTCATGATGCCAAAGAGTAAAAGGATATCACCAGCAGACTTGTTTATCAAAGACAAATATGTTTCAGAGGAACTTAGAAACTTGGTTGTTGAGAAACAGTGTGTGTTGGCAACAGCATCACAGTTGAATAGGGCTAGTGTGGAGGAGATAGAATTTGATCACAGCCATATCTCAGGCGGACTATCTAAGATACAGACAGCAGACAATGTGATAGGTATATTCACATCGAGAGCAATGAAAGAGCGTGGTAGATATCAGATACAGTTCATGAAGACTAGATCATCTAGTGGTGTTGGACAGAAAGTTGATCTAGAATTTGATGTTGATAGTCTAAGAATTAGAAGCCTGGACGAAGACGAATCACAGAGCTACAATCAACAAGGCAAGAATAAAATATACGACTCGCTGAAACAAACATCTAAAGTAACCGGTAGTGATAAAACAGATGATGCAAGATCGGAAGTTCCTGATCCGCGTAAAGGAGACAATATGGGTACCAAAGTAAAGGCCACAGTTGAGGGTGGTAAACTGAGACAGTTGCTTAATGAATTACACTCAGATGAAGAACAATAATGAGCAACCTTACAGTAATATTACCGGCGGCCGGTAAGGGTACTAGGTTAAACTTACCATATCCAAAAGAAATACTAAGACTCAATAACGAAGAGGCCTTGATAGATCATTCTTTCAACTTTTTCCGAGACTACGGAAGAAAAAATGTGGAGTTTGTTGTAGTAGTCAATGAGGATAAACCAGAACTATTATCATATCTAGCAAAGTACAAAGAAAGATACAACATAACATTTACATATCAAAATCCAAATGAACACGAGTATACAGGTGCAATAAAAAGTGCAAGCCATCTTTTTGGTGAACACAATCTGGTATTATTGCCTGACACAATAATGACATTGGCTCCCAGTTCAGATTTGTACGACTTGACTAATTCATCTTTGACCGAAACAGGATTTACGTTCATGTACAAGAAAGAAAACAATCCTGAAATTTTAAAAACAAAAGGTGCATTGACTGTTGATCAAAACGATTTAATCACTGCGTACGAAGATAAACCACAAACAGATTTAGAGAGATTCAACGCTTTCTGGTGTGCTTTTGCATTCAGAAGAAGAACGTTCAATCAATGTATTGCATTCATGGAGAAGTCAACTCTGAAACAAAAAGTAGACAACGAAGAAATAAAAAACACACCAATATACCAATCAAAGGGAATACCCGTACAGGATTACAGGGATCTGGGTACATGGAAAGAAATAAGAAGGATGCTGTTAAATGAAGAAAATAATAACTGATTGTGATGGTGTATTATTAGACTGGGCATTTGCTTTTGATGTATGGATGAGAGAGCAAGGTTACTTTCGACTGCCCAACACCGATCATTATTTCTCACAGGCAAAAAGATATGGCATAGATGAAGAAGAAGCGTTTGGCCAAATAAATCTTTTCAATCAAACAGGAGCGTTAGGTTTTATACCTGCCTACAAAGACAGTGTCGAGTATGTTACTAAACTAGCAAGAGAAGGTTGGCGATTCGATGTTATAACAATGATAGGCAAGGACAAATACGCACATAGATTACGTAAGATAAACTTACAACATCTTTTTGGTGACGTATTTGATAATATCTACTGCTCAGGAGAGTTCACAGAATCTAAAAAAGGTGTGTTGGAACAATACAAAGACAGCAACCTGATGTGGATAGAGGATAGAGTTGATTATGCGAAGGACGGAGACGACATGGGACTGAAGACTTATGTAATGGACTGGCCATACAACAGAGAATACAAAGGCAGGCGTATAAGTTCTTGGAAGGAAATATATGACGCCACACATTGAGGCAAAGCCAGGTGACTATGCTGAGACAGTTTTATTACCAGGTGATCCTTTAAGAGCAAAATGGATTGCTGAAACTTATTTTGATAATCCACAACAGGTTAACGGAGTAAGAAACTGTTTGGGTTACACAGGCACATACAATGGGAAACAAATATCTGTACAAGCGGGCGGCATGGGAATGCCAAGCAACGCAATTTACATCACAGAACTTTTTAAAGTCTACAATGTACAAACAATCATAAGAGTAGGCAGTTGTGGAGGAATAGCCAAACACGTTCAAGTAGGAGATATAGTTGCGGCCACAACAGCAAGTACGGACAGTGCAATGGGCAAACAAGCAGTCGATCATTATCAAATTAGTCCTAGTGTTGATCACAAATTACTATCTAACTTCTTGACACATTGTCCCATGGCGCACGTTGGAAGCATAGTATCTAATGATTATTTCTATCAACCAAACGAACATTGGTGGAGAGAACTACAAGCACATGGTACATTAGCAGTAGAGATGGAGACATATATTTTGTATCTACTAGCGGCACAATTTAATAGGAAAGCACTGTCAGTAAACACAGTGTCTGATCATTTTGAACACACAGATAAAAACATGACTCCAAAAGAAAGAGAAACAGGCTTCTCTCAAATGATTGAGGCGGTGTTAAAAATATGATTTGTATTGCTATTCCATCTAGAGGCAGACCACAGTTCCTGAGGCAACTAGTTTCGTCAGCATTATCTACTGCACGTAAACCAAACAATGTTGTGATCAGATATTATTTAAACGACGATGATCCGGAACTACAAAATTATATTGATACATTGAAACATTTAGGGCAGGCTCACGGCGATAGTGTGCAGTGGAAAGTTGGGCCGGACCAAAACACAGTTTTAAGTTGGGAACAAATTTGTGATTCATTTGATGCAGACTACTATATGCTGGCCGGTGATGAAGTTGTTTTTGAAACACAAGGGTGGGATCAAAAGTTTAATGAGACTAAACAAAAATATCCAGACGGAATATTTTGTATGTCGATGTACTGTGGTAGAGGTGAAAGTAGACTAAACGAAAATGTTACTCCGGTTGTCACTAAACAGTGGAGACAAGCACTTGGATACTTTTGGGGACCTATGTTCTGGCATTGGTGCGTGGATCAATGGAGTGGAGATCTGGCCAAAGCAATAGACAGGTTCGAATATAGATCAGATATCACTGTACGTATTAAAAAAATTAAAAAAGACAGCACCGGACAGCGTAATAGAAGTCAAGGCATATTCATCAGAGATCAATGGATCTATGATAGATTCAAAGAGATATACTTCCCAACAGATGTAGAAAAGTTGCGTGGGGCAATTACCAAGAAGGCGTAAAGCGTAAATTACCAAAAATGCGTTTTTTAGAAATAACGCGAAGCGTTAAAAAGCGTAAAGCCGGCCTGCCCTTTTGAGCTGACCGACTCCACAGTGTTACGGAACTAGAATGTAAACTTGATTCCAGCCGCCATGTCTTGTGTGTCCACGCCCGAAACAACGTCCGTTTGTTGGAAAGCACCGTACATGCTGAAGTTGTCGCCGAATTTCTTTTCAGCACCAACTGTAGTGTATTTGTTACCGTCTTCGATCTCACCATAACCAACTGAGACAGTTGTCTCACCCATTAGGTGTGAAGCAACTACTTCATTAGCAGTGGTTTCCACTTTAGTAGACTCCACTTCTTTGATTGTGTGGTTGTAACCGATTGTTGTAGCATCAGAAAGGTCGAATGTTAAACCCGCACCCATGTACTCTACTGCGTTCACTTTGTCATCTGTGTATGCAACACCGATGTTAAGTTTGTCGCCCAAGTCCATAGAAGCCGCAGTTTCGTACACATCAACACCTGATTTACCAGTTGAACCGTCAACTTTTACCAAGTTGTCGAACTGGATTGCACCCAGGCTGTTCGAGTACACAACTGTGTGTGAGTCTCTGCTGAACAGTTTCTGTGCGGCACTT